GGAAGACGCGGTTCGCTTATAAGCTGATGGATTACCTTGGGCCCTCCCGGTTTATCGTAGCGTCCCCCAAGGGGAGCGGACTTTATTTTGATCAGTACATGGGTGAAACGTCCTGCCTTATCGATGAGATGGACGGCCATGTAATGACACCTACCTTTTTCAACGGTCTTTGTGACCGTTATCCATTTACCGTTCCGGTACATGGCACTGCAGGATTGCAATTCGTTTCCCAGTTTCTAATCCTCACCACCAACTATCACCCAAAGTTTTGGTGGAAACGTGGAGTTAATCTTGAGGCTCTTTATCGGCGCATCGATCTTATGATCAAGTTTATACCGCCGAAGCCTCGTGTTTCTAGACCATCTGTAATTTACGTTAATGGTCAATTTGTTCATCAGTAAACAAATTATCTTTTTTCTTAAGAGGGGTAGTTATGGCTTCGAAACGCTCGCGCAAGTCCAAGCGTTCGACACGTAGAGGTCGCTCTACCAAGCGTCGGTCCGTTGTCGGCCGTATGCGTTCCTTTTCCGCTCTTGCTCCCCCCCGTTATGAGAAAAAGTTCGTCGATTCTGCAACTTCGGCAGCAATCAGACAGTTTGAGAGTCTCGGCTCGGTGCAGGCAGATTTTGTCGTCATGGCGCAGGGTACCGCCAATGGGGCTCGTATTGGGTCTCAGATTACAGTGACCAATATCAATTGTCATTTGGATGTCGTCACTGGTACGAACGGCAGCAACCCCGGTGTTGCGCATACTCCTGTTCGTGTCATTCTCGGGATTGACAAGCAGGCCAATGGTGCTGCTCCTGCCGTTTTGGATGTTCTCCAAACGCAGACTCCGTATTCTTTCCGGAATATGTACACTCTGAATCGCTTCATCATTTTGAAGGATAAGCTTTTTGATATGAATCAAAACCTCTACACTACGACTGGCCCTACCGTCGGTGAGAACGGACGTATTCTCAAGTTTGCTTGGAAAGGCCAGCTGCCCATTTTGTACTCTGGTTCCACTGCCTCTATCACCGAGATCAAGAGCAACAACATCTTTTTGCTCGTGATTTCTGACCGTGACGGTTATGACACCGAAGACGGTGTGCAAGGCACTGTTCGCATCAAGTATACTGATGCGTAAATAAAATAATTTTTTGATGGAAGGGTCTCGCTCTTCCAAGTTTAAGCGTGGCCTTGGTCGCGCTGCATGGCGACGTGCTCATGCCGTTGCCGATACTAGTCCCCGTCGTCGTACCGCTCGACGTCGTCGTGACGACATTCCTCCTGAACAGGGGGTGTATCGTCGTAAATATGGTAATCCGCAGGAGCAAGTCTGGGATGTCCCATTTGAGTTCTTGGGTACTGTGCGGAATCCAAGGAGGCGTAGGGAGCCCACTCCTGAGCCGCCTGATGAACCACAGCGTCCGCAGACTCCGGATCCTGACGATGATCCGGACCCTGTTCTTGTTGCTGCTGCACTTCCTATCCGTTCCTTGGCTCGTCACGAGCGTCGTAACTTAGACATTGAGTACTCAGGTACTCCTGTAGGCGGTCTTACTCTGTGGACCGTTCCTATCCCTACTCTCGTCGGTATTGGTCGTGGTCCTGGCTACTCCGAACGTGCTACTACTTTCGTTCGGGTGGAACGACTCGCTTTCAAAATTACTGGGTCGCATTATGCACACGGCGATGCTCTTGCATTGACCGTCCCTCCGTTTCCGGATCCTTTTTTCTGCCCCAATGCTATGTATTTTCGTTTCGCTGTCATCTATGACAAGCAATCGGACAACACTAGTCCGACTGTCGTTTACCCCGATGTTTATGCTACCGGTCCAACTCGTGCTATCGATTCATTTCGCCTGCCCGCTCTTACTGAAAGATATGAGGTTCTCCACGATAAGACTTATCGTTGGAAGCTGGGCGAGTTGTCTGTTGGCGATATTGAGGTTGGCGGAACCGGGGCACCTTTTTGGGTCCAAACTGGATTCATTGCCAAGGAAGAGATCTTCATTGAGTGTAACAAGCTTGTTCACTATTCCAGTGATGTTGCCGGTGTTCTCGGCATTACCAGTGGGAACATGTTCTACATGATTTCCTTTTTTGGCGTTGCCAATCTTTCTCTTACAGTAGATTCACGTACGACCTATTCCGACTTTATATAAACTTTCGCTATGAGTGTTCCTTCAGCGAAGCAGCACGTTGTGTTTTGCCGCAAGGGCGAGCTTGCGAGCCCTGCGGCCCGCCGCCGTCGGGCGGCCCAAGAACGCACCGGGGGAGCCACTGAGGCCCCGAGCTTGCGAGGGGCCGATGTGGCTCCCATCGGTGCTCCGGCGCCTGTGGCGCCAACTGCCACCGTGCCATCTCAGAGATGGCTTCGTTTTACGCAGGTGGTTCGTAAACTTTCCCGCCTATTTGTTTTTATCGCAGAAGTCCTTTTTCCGGTGCCGTCCATCAGACGGCGGGGTCCCGAGTGATGTCTCGGGGGTTCCGTAGGTACCTTTGCAGTCAGCTTAATAAATGTACATACGTCGGTTTTATATTTTTCCGACTTTATTTCGTAGATCGTCTCAAAATATCTCTTGCGCGGTGTGCATAGTCTACCCTGCGTGTAACGTATTGCTTGAACCCTTCAAAAGGTGGGGCATCTGATTACGCGATGATCATGCCCTGGGATATTTTTTTTTTTTTTTGCGTCACGCGCCCTAGTATCCGTAAGGCTCGCAGTTAGGGCGAGATCTGCGCCGATCAAAACGGCGCGCAGCGGAGCGGAGCCCGTTTTGACTGGCCAGACGTTAGGGCTTTAGGGTGGATCAGCGCCGGCGCGTAGCGAAGCGGAGCCCGGCCTGACTTAGGGATAGGGTTAGGGTAGGTGGGTATTTCAGTAGTGTTCCGAAAGGGTGGGACCCGATCAAACGGCGCGGAGCGGAGCGGAGCCCGTTTGACGGGGGGTGCACGGTTTACCGCTGTACCCCCCGGTTAGGGGAAGGGGTTCCCTAGTAGTGCTGTACGCACTGGTTAGGGTTAGGGGTTCCCTAGTAGAGCTGTACACCCCACCACTAATCTTCCCTGGGAGACGATCATATTCATTCATTTTCTAGTACGTTTATTATTCCCAGGCGCACGAGGAGGGAGCTGGGCTCGCTGGAGTGCTGCGTAAGCAGATGCGATTTTGATTTTTTGTTGCGGCTCCATTTGGGGCCAGCGCATGAAGTACCTTGTTAGATCGGGGTACTCGTGCACAGAATCGTCATCGTCTGGTTCCTGTTCTTCGTCTTGCACCACCTCAGGATCTGAGTCTGGGTCACTCGGTGTTCCAAGCTCCTCCACTTCTTCGTCGTGGTCGCCGAAGATTTGGGACATCGCGTACGCGTCATGTATGCTCTCAGTCCTGTAGAGATGCTTCCTGGGCTCCTTGGAAGCGGTGAAGTACTGAACGGGCTCTGCGAATTTCGGGCGAGGAATCGAGTCTCGAGTAGGCGTAAGCGGAGCGTCGTCGCGTGGAGATTTGGGAAAATCCATCGTTAGCAGAACCTTCTGTTGTCTTGTGGTGAATAAACATGCACGAAGAATACTTTTTTTTGATAGGAGCGAAAATCCGGGCCGCGAATCTCAGAAATAATTCAAAAAAAAAGAAGTGGCTGTACAGTATTACCAGCCACTTCGTGCAGGGTCACTTCGTGCAACCCTGCTATTTTGACCTAGTCATGTCCAGAGCCAAGCGTTGGACCTTTACACTCAACAACTACGGTAGTCTTCTCGATCCTGAGTCCTGGGAGCATCATTCATATTGCGTTTACCAGGAAGAGGTGGGCGAATCTGGAACAGCGCACCTTCAGGGTTATATCGAGTTCTCTGCCCCCCGTACTCTAGCCACCGTCCGTGCGCTCGACGGTCTCGGCGGTGCGCACTTTGAGGTTGCGAGGGGTACCCCCGAGCAAAACCAAAACTATTGCAAGAAAGAGGAGGGACGTATAGGTGGCCCGTATGAGACCGGTTCGGTCTCAAAGGGTCAGGGGGCTCGCAACGACCTTGTCGTTGTGCGGGATGCGATTCGCGATGGTGCCTCCATCGGCGACCTCTATGAGGAGCATTTCGCTCCTTTTGTGCGCTATGAGCGTGCTTTTCTTAATTTTAAGCGGTTTTGCCAAGTTCCTCGTAACTTCAAAACGTTCGTCATTCTCCTGGTCGGGACTCCGGGTACAGGGAAGACGCGGTTCGCTTATAAGCTGATGGATTACCTTGGGCCCTCCCGGTTTATCGTAGCGTCCCCCAAGGGGAGCGGACTTTATTTTGATCAGTACATGGGTGAAACGTCCTGCCTTAT